TAATTTAGAACCAGGATTAGCTCGTCTATAAGCTTTTATTCCTGCTCTAGTCATACCCGCACCTTTTTTAGTAGGTCGATAATATTTTTTTCTTCTAGGAATATCTCCTGTTCTTTTTCTAGGTCTTATTCTTGTCCTTGCCATAATTAAAAACTTCCCATACTATCTGAACCACCTGGTCCGCTTGATCCTGGTGAACCACCACCCATATCAGCTCCACCACCATAACCTGACATACCAGATCCTCTGCTTCCTATACTACCTCTAGATTGAGTGCTACCACCATAATCAGTTTTTGCTATATCTTGAGGTGTAGGAGTATTTGATCCAAATTGACCTTTATCAATTCTTCCTTGTAAATCTCTTACACTTTCTCTGTTAATTGCAGCTTCTTGTTTTTTCTGAGCTTGATTATTTAAAGCAGCACCTGCAATAAATGGTATTGCAAAAGGTGCAACTACTGATACTAAACCTCCTCCTGTAAAAGCACCGTAGGCAGCTGAACCAATTCTAGCTGCATTTTGAACACTTGACGGTATACCTAAATTTGATTCTACAAAATCATTGTAAGCTGCTATATTTTTAGAAATTATATTATCAGCTTTTTCAAAAGCGTTTTCTGTAGGTCCTTCAAAATCAAATTTAAAGAAATTACTTTTTTCTCGTTGTTTTTTTATATCTTCTATTTCATTATATTTTTGATCAAACTTTTTAGGTTTATTAAAATCTTTTACTTGTCCATCTCCACCTTCGAATATAGGACATACTCCATTAACTGACAATCTACCATTCGGGCAAACAAATTCCTGAATCATATTTTTTGTAACCTTGGATCGTTTGATAAAATATTTTTAGAAGCTTTAGGTCTTGCAATAGATTGCTTGCTTCTTTCTCGTAGCTGAGCTCTAGCTGAATCTTTTTTTCTTTGTTCGTCTTTTACTTTTTTTAAATCCCATTTAAAATTCATCTTCCTTGACCTTTGTATCGCATTTGTTTCTTTTGTCTTTTTTCATTTTTATTTTGTGACTTCTTATGTTTACCAGGCCTTTTCTTTGGCTTTGGTCTTGGAACAAAATGTACAAACTTTTGTTTGGCCACTATTTAACAGTTTTTTTACTACCGTCTATTTGAATAACTTTAGCTGGTTTTTTCAAAAGATCAGTAACAGATTTAAACTTGCCAGCTTTATTTCCTGATTGCTTAACAATGTTTAAACTTTTTTTATTACCAGAAGCTGCATTAGCAGTCATTTCTCTTTCTTTAGATTTACCTTCTTCATAGCCATCGTCATCAAACTCTCTAGCTGTTCCAATATTTTCAAAGTCAACATCTAAAATTTCTTTAGTAACTTGTTCTCTAGTTTTTTTTGCCATTATTTTTTTCTTTTCCTTTTAGCTTTTTTGTTTAACTCACGTACAATTCTTTTTTTCTCAGCAGATAAATTTTTCTTACCTTTTTTAGTGTAAGCTTTTTCTGCATCAACTCGACCAAGTTCTTCAAGTCTATTCATACGTCTAGTGTTTTTTTTCTTTTTCATCTTCTTTTTTTACCCTTCTTTTTAATTACACCACGTGCAATTAAAATATCTTTTTTAGTAACTTTACCATCTCCAGACATATCTGGAAATTTACCTTTTTTCTTTTTCTTTTTTTTCTTCATCATCTTGCCAGTCATCTTAGAGTTTTGCATTCTGCCTTCTCCTGATCCTGCGCCTGCTGTCATTCTCATTAAGAAATCTCCACTTCTATTTTCATAGCTTTCATCATGCTTGCATGTTGAGCTTTTCTTTCATCATCTATTTTTACAACTTCGTCACCAGGATTTTGCATTGCTTTCTTTAACATAGCAGCATCTTCTACAGCTCCTGGAAACTTATCATAAAATCTTTTATCAGCAGCTTTAACATCTTCGACACTGAAGCTCTTTACTCCAAGTCTAGGTTGCTTACTCGTTCTTGTAAATGGATTTGCCATTATTTGTCTCCTTTAAGTATTTTAACATCTTTATCAGACACTGGAAGTAAATCTTTTTTATCTCCTACTTTTAATTTGGAGATAATAGATTTATTTATTTTAGAATACGAATTACTATCGTCTTCTGATTTATCTTTTAACTCTTTAAAGATGTTAGCACCTTCTCCTGTAGTAGTATCTTTTCTAAGGCCTTTAGGCAAATCATCTTTATTGTTCTCACTCATCTTTTAAGTCCTCCGGTGTACTTAGTTTTTTATTCAATATACCTTGAAAAACTGATTGTGTAAAGGTAGGAAGCATTAATTCATTAATTGGAGATTTAGTATGACCAGTGGACCATGAAATACAAGGAACTCCCTTCTCGTCCCAGGCGACTAAAGCATAGCCTTTTATATCTACTTTATTAGATATTTGTATACAAGCATCATGAAAAGCATTAACTACTTCATCATCTTGAAGTAATTCTTTTTCTCTAGGTAATGGTTTTCTAGGAGTTACTCTATGAGAATCAAGAGTAATAATGTTTGTCTTTGCGCAATTGTTTTCTTGTTTCATTGTCATCATCCTCAGGATCGTCTGGATGTAATACTAAAAATCCATCTCGAATCCTCATTAAAGCTTGTACACAGGTATCATGAATATCATCATGCTTTCCATATGGAAATTGTGCACTTTCTTCAATTACATCCTTAGTCCATTCTTTATCCATTGTAAACACTAATCCACCTTCGAACATTGAAGATACGCTATGTGTTCTAGAAACTTTATCTCTTTCTGGAGTATAAGTAACTATCGGAACTCCTGATCTACGCATATCTTGTATAAGAGATTGACCAGAAGCTCGTTTTTCAATTAATACTTGATCGGGCATCCACTCATAATAGCTATCTTGAGCTCGTTTTCTTAAATCTGGATATTCTAATCTTTCTTTCCATGCGTCTAATAATATGCATGCCGGATAAGCAACGTTGTTTTCATCTCTTGCTGTAAAGACGCCCCATGTAGTACAAGCAGAGAAGTCAGCAGAAGATTTTGTACTAAACGCAGTATCATAAGATTGTACAACGTAACCTAAAGTTGGAATCTTGTCGCTTTCATATACATTCCACCAATCTCTTTTAATGATACTACCTTCTTCATTACTAGGACGTTGTTGATAAAGAGCTTGCCAAACACGTTGACCTACTGTGTTTTGAATTTTTTCTAAATCTTTTTTACTATAAGCTTCAGGCCATAAAGCATTACCTTTATCATCTATAGCGGGAAGGTCTAAAACTTTCCAGTCTTCTCCAGATTCATTTAAAATATATCCAGCTAAATCGTCTTGGTGCCATCTAGTTTGAATTACAATAATTTTACCACCAGGTTGAAGTCTAGTGTAAGCTACAGATTTATACCACTCTAAAAGATTTCTTCTTTGAACTTCTGACTCAGCATCTTCTCGACCTTTAATCGGGTCATCAATAATTAATAAATGTGCACCTCTACCAGTAATAGCTCCGCCTGCACCAACAGCAGAATAGGTACCACCATGTATAGTATGAAATCGTTTAGCTGATGTACTGTCTGATCTTAATCCAACTTGTGGAAAAACTTTATTAAAGTCTTCTCCTTGAACTTGGTTTCGAACCTTACGACCAAAGTCGTCTGCTAATTCTTGAGCGTATGTAGATTGTATTACAAATTCGTTTGGATTATTTCCTAGGTACCATGCTGGAAAAAATTCTGAGCATAACATACTTTTTCCATGTCTTGGTGGCATAAAGACTGCCAGTCTTTTAATTTCACCTGATTCAAGCTTCTCTAGATTTTTTGCAATTAGCTGTATGTGCGCAGGATCTTTATATCCCGGGTACATATGTTTAGCATAACTTAATAAACTCTTTCTAGATTTATATGTAGAAAGTAAATTAGTTAAATGTGTAACAACTTCGCCAGCTCGTTTATCTCTAGTCTTTTGGTAAATTTGAATAGCTGACTTTAATTTCTCTTTGATCTGTAACTCTTGCATTTTGTTTTCCTGCACCTACGGCGCCAGCCTTTTTATATATATCAAATTTGTTTTTAAGTAAAATAAATGGATCTGATTTATTTTTAAGATTATTTAAAATAAATTCATTAGGTTGACCCATGAGCCCTAGTAACCAATTAATTTTTAAAGCATCTTTATATCTTAATTTTACCATATCAATATGATGTAGGTCTCCTTTTTGATCAGGATTACCTTCGTTATATTTTCTAGCTCTAAAAGTTTCATCATTATTGTTACCAGTTATATCTGCTCTATCGTGTATAACTTCAATATCAACGTCCCGCATTATATTTAACATATAAGCTATCTCAGAGAGCCATGCATCATTTTGACCATGAAGACTAATGTGATCTAATAAATAAAACCATTTTTGAGGAAAGCAAGGAAAGATACTATAAGGATGTTGAGTTTGTTCTTTGAAACGAAGTAAACAAAACTCGTCCTCAAAATCCATAATTTTTTCGTCCCAATTTTTAGTTTTCATTATAGCATCGTCATTAAAAAACATTATCCATTTACCTTGAGCATAACCTGCTAAAGTATTGTTGTACTTATGTAAGTTTTCGTAACCTATAGGTTTAAACTGTAAAGCTAGTTGATTTGGATATTTTGATTCTTTTAGATAATTAAAAGTTTCTACATCGTCTTCATCTACTCCAAATAGAAATTGTAATTTT